CATAAATAATTATTGATCATATTGATCAATAATTATTAGCAATCGGTAGGCTCGATATCACAAGTCTCATAGGTTTCGATGATCTCAGCGGCTAACTCAGGTTCAACCAGTGGCGGCCTTTTTTCTTTCTCAGCTACTACATTTACGACCTTCAAAAAGTCAATAAGATCCTTACCATTACGACCCCCATTAATCTTGATTTCTTTCAAATAATTGTACCGTCTCAAATCATAATCATCATATTGAAATTTCTTCATAATGTAAATAGTTGCTATGATATCAACGACCTTATAAAAAGTAAAGTTACTGCACTCATTTTTTTCGAATTCATCGATTTCTAGGCCCAGTTCTTTGAGATAAACATAATAAATACAATTAGACCTAAAACAAAAGTATATGGGGCTCAGAGTAAATTTATTAAATTCATCTTGTCGTTCTAGGTTAAACTTATTGGCCTTTTTAATAAGTGCCTCACTTTCAAAGTTCATTCCATCAAATGGTCGAACGTTATATTTTTCAAGAAAGTACCTACTATGTAGATGCTCTTTTAATGCCGCCACCATACCACTTAGGACTACTGGTTCCAATGTCTCAGTCATATAAATATATACTATATATTTATATTTTATACTATGGGATTTATTATGATGTCATCAATCATGATAGCAATACAATGAGCAGTCCCCCAAGTAGCAATTTCATTGATCAAGTCGCAATAATAGGGGGAGTTTGGGGGTGTCTCTATCCCAGAGATAACCACAGTTCGATAAAGCCCAATACACTTTTTAAGCTCATCAATGACCTTAATATCACTCGCGTAGAGGTCTCTAAAATATGCCTCACTCTCTGTAGTCATAATATATACTATTACTATATATTATGTTTTTATCGTCCATATCCCCACATCCCGGGAATTCGAGAATATATAGGTCTCCCCCCCATTTGTAACTTACTTGCCCTATTTATTGTGGAAGTTCTTTGGTAGAGATAATACCCGGTGAACTCACCAGGTATGGTACTATACAATCTGACAATGACCCAATTAATTTTTTCTGGTATTGGTTCTTCTGGACGTAATGCCCCTTCCCAGTCTGTAACCCCTTGTTTACCTACAATATGATATTGACTGAATTGAGATTGGTACCACTTTTGGGCCGTTTCTTTAGAAATAGGCATGTCTACATCATCACGATCAAACCAACCAAGCATACAAGTTGGATCATTTAAAATGACGTTGGCAATAGGCCCAGGTACTCTAGAACCATCGATCAATATATACCGTATAAGTTGTCGTATAGTATCTGTATTATCCGCCTCACAGATTCGGATGAATTCGGGTAGTTGCTCTGTCATTACTATATATTTATAGTAAAATAGAATATTTTACTATATTTTTATTATTCCTTGACCACGACAGGAACCGGCTTTTTTGGGAGATTGAATTTAAAGTCATCTTTAGGCTCCACACGAGTAAAAATAAGGGGTGGGATCCTCTTGATTGATACCGGTTTTTCTGGGGTTATTCCTCCCATCCTCATTGCCGTTATTCTCATATCTTTGTACTTGCCTTCAAGTAGCAAATTGAGATTTTCCAAACGACGCTCATATGTAATTGGGCTTTCTTTCTTTAACACTCGCAATGCCTTGAGTTGTTCGGTATGCCAGTTAGCGATTTGCCGGCTCCTACCAGTTTTGTACTCCTCGATTTTCTCAGCGCTAAAAATTTTGGTCTCCGAGTTCATCTATATATTTATACGTTTAAAATATTTTTACAATTATTCAAACGCACCTAAAATAATGCTTGTCTCGTCTCTCCTCTTTCTGGTTCGTAAAATGGCTCTACATATCCCGCGGGGTCTGGGAACTCTCTACGATAGAGATAATACCCCTTACCCTGATCTATGTAAACACCTACCCAATTTGTCCTAACAACTAAATCTTGTCTGGGTATCTCTGGTCTGGAATCTTGATCCACCATAGTACAATAAGTTTCATAGCCAGATCTTAGAGGGTGTTTACGCATGAGGGTTAATTCTGTCAGTCTTCCAAATTCTGCCATCTTTTCAGAAGATGGCGTAATATCAGATCTATCCCATCCTTTTTCTCTCAATACGCATTCTTGGATATAAGCCGAGAGACCCGGATATAATTTAGGTTCATCCAAAACCCTTACAAATCTAGCCCGACAGTCCAAATTAATGATCTCCTTATCATCCGCTATATCTTCTTTTATTGTCCCATTTTTAATAGCTATCTCATAATGCATATTATTAAGACTTTTCATAATCATATCAAGATCAAAAAGAACTTGACGAAACTTTCTACAATCATACACCCCAAATACACCCCCCATATTGACAGATATCGAGCGCAAACGACTAATAATATACTCCCCACGCTCCTTAGTAGGGTCTATTTCAAAACTAAAACTATGATAACTGGCCATTTTCCTATATATACAATATCCAAAATAATTAAATAATTTTTTATTCCCAAAAGAGATTAAAAAAATAAATAAATAAAATATCCTAAAATAAAAACTGAATAAAAATATTTATTTTAAATTTTAATATCTTTTGGGAACGAAATTAAATAAATTAAATAATAATTAAACCAATTTATTAAATTAAATCTAAATTACATCATCAAATATATATCAAATATCTATAACTAATCCACTAAATCACATAAAAAGCCTATTATTAGCTAAAACTATGCAAAATAATAATTTTAAAATTATTATTTTGCATATTTTTAATGATTATTCGCATTTATCTATGTTTTATGGGCTATTTTGATGCAATTTAGTGAATTTGGTATAGAATTATTGATTATTTGTTATAGATTTGATATGAGATTTAGAATTGATTTAGTTATTATTATTTTGATGCAATTTAATTTATTTATTTTTGTTCCCAAAAGATATTAAAAATAATTTTAATATTTTTTGTTGGGAATATTTTTTTGGATAATTTATTTATTTTATTTTTCAATATCTTTTGGGAATAATTTTTTATTTAATTCAGTTGTGTCGTTGCTATCATTCTTTTTAGGAGAGTCAATATATTCCCATAGGCTTTCTCTGGGGCTCGTTCCCTCCTTTTTTAACAAAGATTCCGGGGGTGTCGATGAGGTTTCAGACAATGAGAGGCTCGATTTTGTTATTTTTTCCATATATTATATATCCACTTTTTATTTTATTAGTTTGAGACGTTAAAATAATTAATGGGTTTTAAATATAATTTATTTTAATTGATATATAATATATAAGATGGAAACGACAGAGGAAATATATGTGAACTTTGTAAAAGACTATTACGTTTCCAAATTGGGAAATGTAATTCGAGTCTTGAAATCTGGCGAATATAGGGAGTTAAAGCCGTCGATTACCAGTGGTACGACATATAAATATATCAAAATTCGCTATGATGGTAAGAGCAAAAATATTAAGGTTCATCATATGGTTAGTCATTGTTTTATTGGTCCTAGACCCCCATATATGGTAGTTGATCATATTGATAGAAACAAGCATAATAATAGTTCTGATAATCTGAGATATGTAACCTATAGTGAAAATGCAAAGAACATTGATAAGAACGCCAAGCCTATTGCCAAAGTATGTTAATAGCTAGATTATTAGGACTTATTTTATCATTCCTCCAAATCCCTTTAATATTGGTTGCTCGGGCTAAATATTGACGTCGTTTATCATCTGCGTTACCTTCTTCTATTCTCCCCTTTTTCTCATATCTCTTTAGTATCAGATAATCCCAATAGTCGGCGTGACCGAAGTCCACCCCATTGTATGATAATTTGGCTGGATAGTCTTTTGAGAAGGTCAATAATTGGGGATCTAGACCATAGCGCTTGGCATTGGCTCTAGCTGCTTTTAGATACTCAGACGGTGGATAATCATATCCCTCCTTTTGTCTTAATGCATCCTTGAAATATTCCATATATTTAATATGGAATATTATATTTTGGGTCGTCACAAGAATAATGGTTCTCGGTCCTTATGCTTCCAGTATTTATCTGCTTGCTTTTCCATCTTGGCAAGTCTCTTATAATAATCTGGGTATTCTAAGATGTGAGATAGCACAATATGAAGAGTCTTATTAAGATCGCCACCCGTTAGGTCTTTGTGTTCTTTTTCAACGTTAAGCCCATACATCATCATTTTTGGTTTAATGTATTTGGGGTTTATCCTGGCGCTTTTCATAATCTTTTTTGTTGTTTTGAGGTCGAATTTCTCCATTATAATATTAGGTCAATATTATAATTTTATATTTATGTTCTTAGGTAGGTTATTTATGCTGTCATATCCATGTGTCGAGCTAGCTTACCTTTATGGCTTTTTCGTCCACCACTCACGCCACCGCCGGACTCTCCGGCTCCCATGAAAAGGGGCGCAACTGATTGGGCAATCGATGCAATAGGGCCTAAAACCTGTCCTGCGCTCTCTAGGCCACTTTTTATATCGTCGAAGATACTTCCACCGATTTGACCCGCAGATGATGGCATATAGCGGGCATCCTTTAGGCTGGCATTCAAAACCTGGTCCTTCGAGAGAACCGCCGTATACGTGGCAGACGTTCCGGCTTGGCATACGAACATACCAGACATCATAGGAATGATGACGAGTTCATAAGCACCGGCTGCGAAGTTCTGATTAATATAATTTTCAAATGTAACAGTCACTTGGAATTGAAAGGATCCAATAGATGCCGGAGCGTAGAAGTCATCGACGATCTGGATATCGCGACCAAAGCCCAAAAGCAATGGAGAGCCACATCTCGAAATTTGTGTACAAGCCTGTGTACATTGATCTAGGCCTCCAGTTGTTGCACTTGAACGCCACGCGGATGAAACCCCTATAAATTCATCGTATGTAACTTTCAACCCATTGTCAATTGACATTTTCCAAAGTTGGCGACGATCCGCAGAAGCAAGAAGACCAGAATTATTGGCAAATTGAACCGAGCATGATTTAATGGGTAAAAAGTGATCAGAAACCCAAGGATACGCACGAGTAGCTTGAGAAGGACGCACGCCTATAAAAACCTTGTCCGGGATTTGATTTAGATTAATGGCATTGCTTGTCATCTGCGTTGTGCTTGGTGTCCAAATTGCTGACTCATAGGGAATAACGGCCCCGGGCCCTTCTGAAGAGCCAGTCGGTTGGGCTGTCGTAATTGCTGGTGCTGGGGTCTTGTAAGGGTTCAATGTGTAGTATGGGACGATGTTTCGTGTGCTTGGTGTGATCCCAGAAACGCCGTTCTTTTCGGCAGAGTCAGACGGGTGAGGTGTGAGGTATGTGATCAAAAGACTCACAGTATCATAACTTAGGATTGAGCATGACACAGTTAGAATAGATGTATTGCCATAGACGGGAGCGGTCTGTGTGGCAATCTGTGTGGCCGGGACCATAAAACACCTCATTACATTAGCACCAGATCCCATTTGCATCTGGAAGTTCATGTTATTGATTCCGTAGAACCCTTGACCATGCTTAACATAGCGAGCAAACAAGAAAGGAGACAATAAAAGTGGTTCTGTAACTGTGACGCCAAAATAAAGATTAAGGGTTTTCGCCCCTGCGAGATATTGATCGTCTGTCGTCCATTTTGTCGATTCTGTCAATGTCGGATTTGGTTGGGTAGATGTTAAATAGTTGAGTTGGAAAGATCCACGACTCGGCAAACCATCATGTGCTACACTCTGTCCACCTGACAATACATTTGTATACGAATGGGAAGCACGTGAATAGATTGTCGCAGTATCTAACAAAACTGGCGTAGACTCCTGATAAAATGCCAGTTCCTCACGGCTAAGTGTCTGAAGAATAAAAGGGACTACATCACTACATTGCATAGTTACGGCATTATTATTGATCGTTGCTGTCATCGTTGTGCATGTTTGATGAAGTGGAAAGGCACACAATGCGAAGCTTCTACCATATTGCAGAATCTGGAATGTATCACCTGAAGTTATATTATGGCCACTGTTTGTTGTGTAGCCAATGACTCCTGAAAATGTCGATTTCCAGTAGATACGGCGATCCACAATAGTTCCCTCGCTTGGGACGATCACATTAATATTATGCTGGGTCAGTGACTTAGATGATGCGTTGATCTCTTGTTGATTGATTTGCTGGCCCCCTTTGAAGACCTCAAAGCTTAACGAGCTTTTAGAATCGAGCCTCTGATCCTTCGCCAAATACGTTGTAAAGTCTGCGGACATTTGTATATATTAACCGTGGACAAAATAAAATTATACCTGAGATAATTTTATTATATCGGTTTATTTGGCGACTGTTTTTTTGACAAACATGAGTTTTATATTGCCTGCACAATTATTAGACATATTCATTAAATGTGACCCCCCAAAATAGTCCTTCCAGTATATATTTATTTGAATCGTATTAACCCCTCCCGATCCGAACATGTCGATTAACCTATATTCCCCCTGTGGAACGTACGAAATAGACGGCTTGTAGTAGTTGTCTGGTGTGCCTAAATCGACCTGGAAATCTGTTATTTCTGGAGCCGTTATATTGTCAGATTGGCCCGGAGTAGGTAGGGACGTTTGATAAAACTTCTCTTGACCTACCAAAGATGGTACAATCGGAAGTACTCCAGTTGTAAAAACGACGCTTGAAATTGGGTTCCATGTCGCTGTAGGAGGGGTAAAAGTAGACATTACATATAACGAAATAGCGGCATATGGGGGGTACGGTAGGCCATTGGTTATAAAATCGACTTCGAACCACTGTACCCCTGAATACAGTTTTTGGGATAGGCTGAACGTTGAAAAAAGGTTCTTAAGTGGGGCATTGAAGGCTATTTTATATCCTGCACCACCTGGGTAAAAGTCTCCAGATGTGATAAGATTGATATTACCTGTAGCACTATCGAACTGGAAAAAACAATATTGAGTTCCTGTAAAACCTGCCACTGCGTCAATCTGTCGATTGATGACATCCAAAAACCAAGCATAGGAGTTACAATAGTAGTACTCACTAAATTCCTGGGTCGTTACTGGTTCTTTTGGTGGGGTTACAACTGTATTTTGAGGCTCCCAATTGATATTAATTATATTGGTTCCGGATGGGGAAACTAGACGGATTTGATATATCGTAGCATCTCTAGAACTTTGGTTACTCTTGATCTTGGGAATGAAAACCGGTAAATTTGGAGTCATCAGATTGAACCTAACAACCGATAAATAATAGTCCTCTGATCTCTCCAAAATAGTTACTGGCCTTCTTTCCTGGAATGACATCGGAAATTGTGTTTCCTCGGCACTTTCCGTATTGTTCATAAAGTCGATGTCATAATAAAGGTGGTCGCTTTCTCCTCCAAATCGTGTCTTGATCATATATAATACTAGGATATTATATAATTATATTTATATATGAAAAGACAGACTAAAAAAGGAAAATCAATTGAAGACATTGAGGCACTTAATGAGCTTCAAGAAATAGAAGAAACATGTATGAGCAATACAGATATCAATAAATACTTTCCTGGGGTAAAAACAGTCTCATATTGCGATTTGGTAAACGTTAAGGATATTTATGATCTCTTGCCTCATCCTGGATCATTCTTTTTCTTACTTTATCAAAGTTCTGCCAATTGTGGCCATTGGGTAGCACTTATGAGGAGTCATAAAGTAATTGAGTATTTCGATTCCTACGGAGGGGCGATAGATTCACCATTAGATTGGCTAACTGCTAGACAAAATAAGGCGTTGGGTATTGTTAATCCATACCTAAGTGATCTACTATTGAATAGTGGTAGAAAACTAGATATCGAATGGAACGGGTTATGTTTCCAGAGTTCTAATTCTGGTGTATCAACTTGTGGGCGTCATTGCTGTCTAAGAATTAAAAAATTTCTAGAGGGGTACAATTTAGAGCAATATATTAGACTCCTACAAGTCACTAAAAAGCTTATTAAATGTAGCTTCGACGAAATTGTTTCCGGGATGATCACAGAATAAAAAGCGATGAGGTAAATAATTAGTAGCGTGTATGACTTTTCTACTGGTGGAAAAGCGATGAGGTAATTAATTATTTTTTTGTTCCCAAAAGAGATTGAATTTTAAAAATAATATTTTATTGGATATTATTTTTATGGGATAATTATTTTATTTTTTTTTAATCTCTTTTGGGAACGAAAAATAAAATAATTAATTGATAATAGATTGATGACGGTTTTTACTCTTTTACATAGTCCGTAGCCATTGATACAGAATGGGCCATTTTCTCGGCTATCTCTTTTCTCTCCTTATCTACTTTTCCAAATTTATGGGTTAAATAGATATGACGTAGCATTGATGAGCCAATACGCTTTTGGAAGATTGAATTTAGGATATAGGTTATACCATTTGTAGGGTTAATAGGTACACCATTAGGGTGAACTAAAAATGGGACCTCAATAATTCCAGATTTCATTTTTAGGTTTTCTCTAGCAATTGATGGATGATGATACAGGTACAAATTTATGATTTTTAAGAGTTCTGGGGGTATGTCGAATGATTGAGAACCAGATTTCTTATGGGTTTTGTAGTCATTAAATATGAATGTGTCACGGTCTAGGTTTAGAAAATTAATACTGTCCTCATCACTCTTATCGTACATCTCTTCAGGTGAGTCAAAGACATTTCTTATGACTATCATAATATAATCCTTGTTCCTTCTTGGGGGTTGGAGATAGTAAAGAGATAAAACGACGAATTTAAGAAGAGTATAATATTGGTCATAATCTAGGGTTCTTATCGTCCTAAATCCCTTCGTCTCCTTTTTCAGTTGGTCCCACTTCTCTTTTACTTCGTCCCATTCTATCCAGTTAGCTTTTTGAGTATCTGATTTCTGATGTTTTGCCTCTTCACCTTTTAACTCAGTATTGATATCCTTTAGCTTCTTACTGTACTCCTTGTATAATGCTTCTTCCTCTGGCAAGGTAGAAAGTAATGAAGCAATGGCAATATATTTGTTTCGTATCGTATTGGGCTTGTATCGGCTTAAATGTGAGTCTATGGCGTCTATATCATCAAATATGGTTGGGGAGTTTATAGGATTTTTATTATTGAATGATCTTAGAGCTGCTAAGTATGCTTTTTGAGTTAGTGGGGTCTTTTTCTTATCCTGGAGCGATTTTAAGTATCGCTTTTCAAAAGCTGTGAGATTCTGCATATATAATAATCCTAGAAAATATTATATATCTTGTTTATATTTTGTGCATATTAATATATATAAAGATGTCGAGGAATCATTCAAGAATCCCCCAACCAGAGGCCATTTTTAGGATGGAACGGGCGTACGATCGGAGCGCCGCGGATAAAGTTATCGATATTGACAGAAGCGCAATACGTAACCAAAAAAGAGCCACAACCCGGCCACCACTTAAGGGATCTGGTGGAGGATATGGGGCAGTTGCTGACTTTGATGAAATGCCAGAAGGTGCCCAGTACTTTGGGCCTCTGGCACATGAAAGGGCCGGCATTGTATTAGGTAAAGCTATGAAAGCTGATGAAATGCGAGGGCGTCAGTCTGATCCTGGGGCTGCTTCTTCTGGTGTTTCTGGTGGTTATGGTGGTAAAGGTTCTATTATTGGAGGTGGTAAAATGATATATGATGTATTGGCTAGAGCCGTTGAAACTAAGAAGAAAAAGGGTGGGATGGGTATTTCCCAAGATGGTGACCGGGATCCTGCTGTCTGGGATAAAATAGCCGAATCTATGAAAGGGGCCGGAATTGGCCGAAAGGTAGGGGGTAACGTAGTAGACTCGTTGGGATATGAAATGGAACCTGTTCGGTTGGTTGTCACTGGTGGGGCTTCTCCTGAAGAGCTTTACGCACTGGCTAAAGAGAATCCGGCGGCAGTAAAGGCCGCTATGGGGCCTATCGTTGATAGGTTGCCCGAGGAGTCGAAAACTACATGGCATGATACTTTGAGGACTATTAGTTCTGTTATTTCTGATGTAACCCCATTGCTGCAACTCATTGCCGATCTCAAAAGAGGGAAGGGGCAGAGTGGTGGGGCTATGGTGCCTGATCAGTTGTTACATGGCAATTTTATGGGGGGGCGAAAGAAGATAAGCGATATCATCGGAGCTGGTGAAATTGGAGGAGCTAAGCCAAAACGCGCACCCAGTGAGTGGCAAAAGTTTGTGAGCAAGATATCACGAGAAAAGGGGTTAAATCTTAGGGAATCGATGGCCTATATAAAACGGCATAATTTGTGGAAGAAGAGTAAATAAACTATTTCAAATGAACAAATTAATATAATTTGTTTATTTATAGTATATGACACAGTTACAGAGTGCAGCAAATAGAGAGTTTCTCGATGAGGACCGATTGAGAAATGAGCGAGTTATTGGGTTCATGAAAAGGGGTGTTAGTGGAGATGCCCCGGGACTAACTAGAAT